CGCCTAATAACCAGCATTAAAGAAAAGGATTATATAATATGCCTATGCTGACTCCCTCCGCAGTGCATATCGACCAGCCGCTTACCAATCTGACGCTGGCCTATGTACAAGAACAATCGAACTTTATCGCTGACAAAGTGTTCCCCACCGTTGGTGTGAACCGTCAGTCGGACAAGTACTACATCTACGACCGTGCGGGCATGAACCGTGGTGGTGAGCGTAAGCCTCTGGCCCCTCGCACCGAAGTTAAGCGCATCGGTATGTCGGTTTCGAGCGACAGCTACTACGCTGACGTATTTGGTCTGGGTATGGACTTTGATGAGCAAACTCTGGCCAACGAAGATGCCGCACTGGAAATCCGTGCTGCTGGTGCTCAGACGCTGATCAACAACATGCTGATCGACCGTGAAGTAGACTTCGCAAACACCTTCTTTGCAGCTTCGGTTTGGGGTTCGGAAAGCACTCCGTCGAACCTGTGGTCGGACTACACCAACTCGACCCCGATTGCTGATGTGACCACTGCTCGTCGCACCATGCAGTTGAAATCGGGTGGCTTCAAGCCCAACACCATGGTTGTGGGTAAAGAAGTACGTGACATCCTGATCAACCACCCTGACATTCTGGCCCGCCTGAACGGTGGTGCTACTGTGTCGAACACTGCACTGATCACCAACGCCAAGCTGGCAGAAATCTTTGAAGTAGAAAACTTCTACGTCATGGAAGCTGTGCAGAACGCATCGGCGGAAGGCATTGCAGAAAGCAACGCATTCATCGGTGGCAAGCATGCTCTGTTGGTTCACACTCCCTCGTCGGCTGGTCTGATGACCCCTGCCGCTGGTCTGACCTTCGCATGGAACAACCTGCAAGGCGTTCAGAACTTGGGTGTGACTGTTGAATCGTTCTCGGATGATGCACTGCGTCGTGTGGGTGTTGCTGAGCACATCCAAGCCAAAATGGCCTACGACATGAAAGTTGTTGGTGCTGATCTGGGTTACTTCTTCAACTCGGTTATCGCCTAATTAAACTTTGGTGGGGTATCCTTTAATTAGGGTGCCCCACTATTAAAGCAAAGGAACCCCGACATGACACACCCGCAGTACTTAGGCTGGCAGATGGATTGGCCAGTATTTGTTAAAATCCCCTTTAGTGGTTATCAGCAGGGGGACCATTTTGATTGGGTCGCTAAGAATGTAGACCCTGCACGAGTGGCACAGTTGTACTCGACTGGTCAAATCTACCACAACAAAGAGTTAGAGAAAGAGACTAAGGTTGGCGACCGCCTAGAAGAAATGGATGGCCCACAGCTTGAAAGTCTAGTCCGCCTTCTTAACACAGAAGTGAAGGGACGCACTAACTCGACCAATGAATATAATGCTAAGAAGTGTAAGCAATCGAAGATTGAAGCCAAGCAACGTGCGCTTCTCCGTAGCTTCCTTCGCAATAACCGCTGGATTGAAGAGAAGTTCTTCGAGCTACGTGACGGTATTCTAGACTAACAAAAGAGGACGACCTAAATGGCTTGGTCATACGACGCATCTGATTTAGACACGACCACAGCTTCGGGTCGTCTTAACACGGTACGCCTTCTACTAGGTGATACTGACACTCTAGACCAACAAGTACAGAATGAAGAGATTACCTTTTCTCTGTCGCAGACTAACGACAATGTTTACTTTGCCGCTGCTTGGTTAGCCCGTACTGTAGCTTCCCAATATGCCCGTAAGGTTAACGTAAGTCTTGATGGTTCTCTGAGTGCTGATTACTCTGACCTAGCCAAGCAATACACTAGCCTAGCAGAGACCCTTGAGTATCAAGGTAAGAAGACTGGAGCAATCATTGGTGTCGTTGCTGGTGGTCTCACCAAGTCTAACATTAATGCAGTTCGTACTAACACTGACCGCATTGAAGGTAGCTTCCGCAGAGATCGCTTCCGCAACCCTCCGAGCTACGAGACACCTGAATACGAATAAAGGGGACTTCCATGTATTTTCGATCCTCTGACTTCCTTCGGCTCGTAAGGGATTTCGGTGAAACTCTCACCCTAAAGAAAACGACCACTAGCGGCACATACGACCCCAATACAGGGACTTTGAGTGGTTCAGCTACTACTGACTACAGCTTTACTGGGTACATCTACAACGCCACCTCTGAGCCTGTAGATCAGGTTGTGAAGGATGCTCGTCGTTGTGCTATCCCAGCCTTGGGCTTGGGTGTAGAACCTACTGACGAAGACACCATTGTTCGTAGTGGTACGACATATGTGATTAACCATGTAACTACTATTTTCTCTAACGGGACTGCTGTTTGTTATATCTGTCACTTGGAGGATTGATATGGCTAGACAGAAAACGTTTAACCAATCCTTCTACAAGAAGATGGACCAGTTAGAAAATCAGGTTAGGGAAAAAGTCTGGTCTAAGGGCGAAGAGATTGTGTCGTATGCCGCAGCTATTAGCCCAGTGCAAACAGGTGCCTTTGTAGAATCATTCTCTGTCGTACCCCGAGGTGCTGGTGGTGGACGTTCTCGTACCTCTAACAACAAACCTATAATTGCTGACAAGGCTGGTAAGAAGCAAGAAGAAGCTGCTAGGTTACGTGCAGAGGTTAGGGCTGTTGATCCGTTAGAACAGAATGGTTTTACCCTACGTAACCGTGCACCACATGCCAATGCGGTAGAAGCAAGGCACGCAGTGTTCCTCAGAACTAAAGATAGGTTTAGATAATGGCATCCGTATATGATAACATCCGATCTGCGCTTGAGCTTACTTTAAACTCTATCTCTGGTGTTCCCTCTATTGCTTGGGAAAATGTTAGCTTCACACCCACCGCTGGTCAATCTTATGTTAAGCCCCGTTTCCTACCAACCCGACGTGAACCCGCTGTAAGGGGAACTAATCCCCAGATGTACTATCAGGGTGTATTCCGAGTAGAGTGTTATGTACCAGAAGGTACTGGCCCCGGTACTGGTGACGCACTTGCTAATACAATCATAGATGCTTTGGAAGCTACAACTTCTATCTATTACGACAATGTTAATGATGCACTGTTAACTGAGGATGAAGCATTTATTGTTTTAGAATCTGGAGGAAGAACTCTTCTAGACAATGTTACTTATGTTTCCATTAGATACGCTGAACGTGAATTAGGCGAGATTGATGGTGCATTCTATATGATACCTGTCAACATAGGCTGGTATTGCTACAATTAATCCTATAGGAGAATAAAATGGCCTTTGCACAGGGTTCTCGTTCCCGCCTTGCCTATGGTGTCGAATCGACTTTCGGTACCGCTGCAAGCACATATACTAACTTGCCTTTTAACACCCACTCGTTGAACCTAACTAAGGATCGTGTGGCTGGCAATGAAATCCAACCTGATCGTATGCCTCGTGTGGACCGTCATGGTAACCGTCAGACTGCTGGTGACATTGTTGTTGACCTGCGTGATGGTGATTATGACGATCTGATTGAATCGGCAATGCTGTCCACCTTTGACGGTGTATCGGGTACAATTAAAGTGGGTACCACACCTAAGTTCCTGACCCTTGAGGACTATGCACAAGACATCGACCAAGCTCGTTTGTTCACTGGCTGTGCTGTAAACACTATGGCTGTGTCGATGGCACCTAACCAAATGGTCACTGGTACCTTCGGTATCGTAGGCAAAGACATGACTATCAGTGCAACTGAGAAAAGCGTTTCGGCTGCTTCTGGTGCTGCACCTTTTGATGCTTACTCGGGTGATTTGGCCATCGGTAACGTAGGTGCATCCTCGAATGTTGCTATCGTGACTGGTTTGGACTTCACCCTGACCAACTCTTTCGCACCCACCTTCGTGATTGGTGACGATAGTGCACCTTCGCTGGAATACGGTCGTGCCGAAGTTGAAGGCACTCTGTCGGCTTACTTTGAAGATGCAAGCCTGATTAACCGTTTCTTAAACGAAACTGAAACTGAACTGCAAGTGTCGGTAGACGATCCTACTGGTACTAATGCTTACACCTTCTTGTTCCCCCGTGTTAAGATTAACTCGGCTGACGTTGGTGTGGATGGTCCTACGAGCCGTATTATCAGCTTGTCCTTTGTTGCTCTGTATGACAGCACCGAAGGTACTAACCTGTCGATCACTCGTCCGACCTAATTGAATCCCTACGTAGGGCGGGGAGGGCTGGTGTCGGGTCTAGCTCTCCCCATTAAACTTTAACCCGATAACCCTGACAAATAAGGAATACCCGAATGGACCTTTTAGACCTTACTCCCAAAAGTGATGATATTGTCGTTACCATTAAACACCCAGCTACTGGTGATGTATTGAAGAATGACGACAAATCAGATATGACTATCACAGTATATGCTCCACACTCGAAAGAATACAAGAAAGTGCTTCACGAGATGACTAACAAGCGTCTTAAGAAGATGCAAGCTAAGGGCAAGAACGAGATTACAGCAGAAGAGATTGAAGAGGCTACTCTTGAAACTCTAGCTAAAACCACTAAAGAGTGGAACATCACTTATGGTGGTGAGGTACCAAAGCTCTCTGTCGCTAAAGCTAAAGAGATTTACGACAGTGTGTTCTGGATTAAAGCTCAGATTGAGGAGGCTATTGAGTCCTCTCTGGATTTTATGAAAGCCTAACTTGTCAGCTATGTGAATGGGCAGAACATCAGTTCAAGCTCAATAAGCCTGACAAGGATGGCGTTACAGAACGAGAACACCTAGAACAAGTAGAAAGGCAGATTGGACGTAGACCTGAAGCATTGGAACCCCCGACACATTTCCCACCGCTTCTTGAACACGTCTGGTCTGCCTTTATTAGTTTGAGTGGTAGTCGTAGTATGGGCTTTAGTGGTCCAAACCCTATCGGGTACGACACCATAAAATCATTTATTGAACTTACGGGTACTCCCCTGACCGCATGGGAAGTACAGACTATTATACGGCTCGACAGAGTTTATATGGGGGTAGCCAATGGCTGACGATATTAAGATTATTATTGGTGTCGATGCCACACCCGTTGAGCGGGCTGTTAGGATTATGGACAACCTTGAGGCTGAAGTTCGTAAAGTTGAACGTGCCGAAAAGGCTGGCCTTATTACCAGAGAGCGTGCTAGAGCCGAAACTGACCGTCTTGCTGCAAGTATGCAGAGACTAAAAGTAGTTGCTAATGGCAGTGTTTCTGATTTTAATAAGTTTGAAAAGAGTCTTTATGGTTCTGGTAAAGCTGCTCGTCGTAATGAAGTGGCGTTCCAACAAGCTGGCTACCAAATCCAAGACTTTATTGTACAGGTTCAGGCAGGGACTAATCCACTAATTGCATTTTCTCAGCAAGGCTCTCAATTAGCAGGTTTCTTTGCTGGACCTTGGGGTGCTGCAATCGGGCTTGGTATTGCTGCCCTGTCGTCGTTTGCGATGGTTCTTTTAAGCTCTAAGGCTGATGCTAAGTCCTTACAGAAGCAATTAGAGGAGTTGGAAAAAGCAACATCTAATTATGAAAAGTCTGTAAATGACCTGTTAAAAAGTCAAGAGGAGTTGAATAAAGAGTATGGTGCCTACGCAAGTGTTGCAAAAAGCGCATTAGAAACTCTTAAGCAACTCGCAACAGTTGAGCTTGACAAAAAAGTTAAGGACTTCTCTAATAGCATCGCAGACACCTCTGGGAATGTTAGTATTGTAAACCAGAAATTCCGTGAGTTTCTCGGTCTTAACGAGAGGTTCTCTGGCAACACTGCTCGTAAAATGGCACAGCCAATGATTGAGGCCATGGCTGCTTTAAATGCGGCAGAGGGGCCTGAAGAGCAGCTTGCAGCTTTAGAGAGAATACAAACCGTCTTTAAAGATGTAACTTCTGGGCAAAAAGAGCTTACAGAAGAACAAACAATTTTCCTGCAAACAGTTGCAAGTCAAATTAAAGAGTACTCAAAACTTCTTGGAAAAACTAGCCAAGTTGTAGATTACAATGCTCACATAACAGACTATATGAAAGAGCAGTTAGATTTCCTTGAAAGACGACAAAAAGTAGAAAAGGATGTTCTGGGGTTTCAAACTAAAGTCGGTGAGGAGCAAGTAAAGCTACTGCAAGCTCAAGGTAAATATGCAGAAGCAACAGAACTGGCAGTAAAACTTGCTCGTGAAGAAGCTAGGGCTAAGGTGCTCTCTTCCGCAGAGAATGAAACCCAGCGTCGTGCGTTAGAAGCACAAGCCGTTCAAGCAGCTAACCTAGCAGAACAGGCTGTTCGTCTCACAGAGCAAACACGACAGACAAAAGAAGAAACGAAACTTGCGACGAAAGAGGCTGAAGACTACGCTGAAGCTATCAACAAAGGTCTTGAGAAAAGAGAACAGTTTGAGCAGAAAGCCCTTACTGCACTTGTCGGCAAACTAAAAGCTCAAGGTAACCTTCTTGCCGCAGAAAAACTAGAGGTAGAGCTTGCTCGTGAGGCTGCTGTTCAGAAAGTGCTTTCTACAGCAAAGACTATCGAAGGTAAGAATGCCCTTGTCGCTTCTGCAATAGCTGCTGCTGACGCTGCTGAACAAGCTGTACGCCTTGGCTATGAAACTGACGGTATCAAGAACGACGCCAGAGAACTTGAGAAAGCTCTTAACGCCTCTGCCTCCGCAATGGACCGTATGTCTTCCTCTAGCCTTAATCTGCACGTTCAGATTGCCCAAGCTAAGGCAGAAGCTGCTGCTCTTGCTGCTGGATTGGATGTGTCCGTGGCAAGGAGTACCGCTAAGGCAGCAGCAACCTATGAGGCACAGTATCTTGAAGCCTCCGGCGCTGCTCAAATGGCTGGTGATCTAGATGCAATGGAACAAGCTCAGAGAATATATAATGAGCAGCTTCAAGGTCTAAAAGTACTTGATGCCTTAATGCAGTCTAATGCTGCGACAAGGGAAAGTCAGAAAGGTTCCTCTAGAACGACAGACCCAATCAAGTCGGGGACTGAGTACATTGAACGAGTACTTAAGCCAGAAATCCAGTTGCGTAATAAAGCGGCACTTATGTCTGATGAGCAACGCAAGCGTGCAGAGTTTGAGTTTGAGTTACGGCAGAAGATAGATAAGTATAAAGAAAAGGCATCTGAGAAAGAAATACAAGCAGCGATGCGTTTATATGATCAAGCTGTCCGTTTGGAACGGGTTGGTGATATTATTGACTACTCTCAGGGTCAGTTTGAAAACTTCTTTATGACTGTCGTTGATGGGACTACATCTATAGAAGATGCCTTCAAGGGAATGCTCCGTAATATCCTCTTGGAGATTTATCGACAGCAAGTGGCTAAACCTGCTGCTGAAGGTATTGGAAACCTGCTGAGAAAAGCTGCAAGTTCTTTCTTTGGTGGTGGTAATACGACAGCCTCTGCTAACGGTAACGTGTTCCAGAACGGTCAAGTTAAAGCCTTTGCTAACGGTGGTATCGTAAGTAGCCCAACCTTATTCCCAATGCCTAATGGTACGGGACTTATGGGTGAAGCTGGTCCAGAAGCTATTATGCCACTTAAACGTGGCCCTAATGGTAAGCTGGGTGTAGAGGCTTCTGGTGGTCAACAGGTTGTCGTTAACCAGAGCTTCAACTTCTCTGCTAATGGGGACGAGAGTGTCAAGAAGATTATTGCACAAGCTGCACCACAGATTGCTCAGATGACCCAAAAGCAGATTATGGATAGTCGTAGACGTGGTGGCCAGATGAAGGCAGCATTTAGTTAAAGGATAGAAGATGGCTGTATCTTACCCAATGAGTACTCCTACCACTATTGGTATTGAGAGTATTACACTCCGGGCAGTTAATGCTGTCACTACATCCCAATCACCTTTTACCTATAAGCAACAGGTAGTGGACTTTGGTGGGCAGAGGTGGGAAGCCTCTGTCTCCATTCCCTCGGTGCATAGGGATAAGGCTGCTGAGTGGGTCGCTATGCTGATAGCCCTGAGAGGCCCTGTAGGGACGTTTCTACTGGGTGACCCTGATTACGCTACCCCTAGAGGGGATGCTTCGTCAGTGGCTGTCACAGGCTCTGCTGGAGCATCTACAGTGGCTGTAGCAATGACTGGTACACTCAAGGCTGGTGACTACATTCAGCTAGGTACTGGTTCTTCTGCACGACTACATAAGGTTCTAGTTGACCAAACAGGGAATGGGAACCTTGAGATATGGCCTAGCCTACGCAGTGACTATTCTTCTGCTACAGCCACATTAGATTCCCCTAAAGGGGTATTTAGGCTTAAACAGAATATGACAGAATGGTCAATTAACAATGCTAGTTTCTATGGCGTTAGTTTTGAGGCTGTTGAAGTAATTACATAAGGTGACCCTATGTCCAGAGACGTAACACAGACAACATTAGACTTGCTAAACGACAGTGTAATTTATCCCTTCTTTGCTGTTGAGCTTCTGTTTGATGGGGATCAAACCTTACGTCTCTGGACTGGTGCAGGCACTCTAGTCTATCAGGATGTGTCGTGGGTAGGTACTGGTAGCCTATTACAGATCGACACTATTGAGGAAACCTCAGAGATCGCTGCTAAGGGGGCTACAGTCACTCTTAGTGGGGTACCCTCTGAGGTACTCTCACTGGCCCTCAGTGAGCCTTATCAGGGGCGTCAGGCTAAGATTTACTTTGGTACATTCTCTCGTGGGGTTTTGCTACAAGAAGATGCTGCTTACATCCTACTACAAGATGGCAGTAAGATTGTCCTAGAAGATCGTAAGACTGAGTTAACTGAGATATTTGCTGGTTATATGGACCAGATGAATATTGAAGAGAATACAGAAGCCTCTACCATTCAGCTTACTATTGAGAATAAGTTGATTGACCTTGAACGACCAAGGACTGCTAGGTTTACTTCTGCCTATCAGAAATCTATTTATCCTAATGACCTTGGCCTAGACTTTGTAGAAGACTTGCAAACTAAAGAGTTGTATTGGGGAAGAGCAGCACCATGACGAATGAGCAAGTTGTAATTAATATGAAAGCCAGAGCTTATCTAGCTTCAACTGATTGGTATGTGACTCGTTGGTTGGAAAAGGGAGTTCCTATCCCAGATGAAATCTCTCAGAAGAGAGAAGAGG